ATCAGCATGTAGAGCCAGCCCATTGCTGGACGCCAGTATGCTTTTACCCAATGTTCTTCTTCTTTCTTAATCTGTTCGTCAACGACTTCTTTATCAAGAGACGTTTGCGCCAAGCCAACTGATGCTTGAGCCTGAGCTGTCGCAGTAGCTTGCGCAGCCTGATAGTTAGTAGTAGAATTGCTGCTAGAACTACCACCACCGCTATTATTGTTATTATCAACAACAACCACTGTGGGGGCGGGTGCAGCAGGTATAGTTCTTTCAGCTGGTGGAGTTGGTTCATCGTCAGTATTTCTCGAGAATTTAGCCATTATTATTATCCTTATGCGGCAGTGTGAAGATAAGCTCCAATTAAAACATTCGATGGTGCACCTAAAATATCAGCTGCTGATGCCGTTTTAGGATTCCCCTTATCACTGATTGGTGAAGTAGGAGGAATTGGTTTTGTTGGCACCGATTGTGCTGCTTGTGGCGCAGCTGGTTTTTCTGGTGTACGATATTTAGACGTAATCGTTGGTGGTGGTGGAGCTGGTTTGCTCGGAGCCTGTTGAACGGGAGCTGCAGGTGGAGGTGCAGGTGGAGGTGGTGGTTTTTGTTGCGCCAACTGAGCCTGTTGAACAGGTGCTTGTTGATCAGGTTTCTTTTGTTCTTTGGCTGCTTCTTTTTGTGCTGTTAGATATTTACCATAATCAGTGTTTTCTCCACCCAAAGCAACACGTTCGCCTTTTTTATTTTCTTGTTCAATAGCAAAGTAATTTGATGCATTCTTTTCACCAAATCCTTTATCGACTGGATACGTTTTAAGACGTGGACCACCAGAGCCAGTATATTGCTCCCACACTTGCATGCCTGTAGTTTTACCATCTTTATCTTTTACGTATCCAGCAACAACAGCAGCATGCGTTGTTCCTGTTCCTGGAGATCCTGTACCACCAGCATCATATCTTGTTGAAGATTTACCGCTTCTATCCATGAATGTAGCAACTGGTGTACCGATGGGCAATTCATTGGTTACAGCATTTGAACCACGACGCCATGTTTGTACGCTATCATTACTACCAACAGCTGCTTTTGCTAACGTTACACATTGTTCATTTTTTAAATGTGGTGCAACTTGTCTTATACGAGATGCAAGATGTTGTTGTGTTTCTCCAGGCATTGGAGTTATTGATGGAAGTTCATCTGGTATATTTTCTGGTCTTCGATCGTTTGGATCAGCTCTATACCCAGTGTCAGCTGGATTATCTAATCTATTTGTTTCATCACCAACTTGTGCACCAGCTAATCCAGCTTGTGGTCCAGTAACTGTTTGACCATTTACTTTAAATTCATTATAACGAATCAGCATATCTTTTACATTGAAGCTGATATCCTTAGCATTAAACTCTATCTCTGGTGAAGATATGAGTTTGCTCCCATCCTTCTCTGTTTTGATTGCTGCATTTAATACTTCAGCACCAGCACCAGTCGCGACAGCAGCGCCGCCACCAATAGCAGGTGTTATATCTGTGGTTGGTTTCTTATCATCTTTCTTTGCCATTGGCATATGAGCCATAATAAACTCAACAACAGCATCTTTAACAGCTTTAAGTCGTTCGCCAGCCTCTGGATCATCTTCAGGAAATACGCCGTATACCGCTTCGTATACATCGCGTGCTAATAAGCCAGCTTGTATGCCTATAGCAATTGCAGTACCAGCAACAGGAGCAGTTGAAGCTGCACCACTTACGACTTCGGCTATTCCACCTTTCCAGTCACCAGTGACTGCACGCCAAACACCAAAACCAATACCAGCAATTAAGCCTTCGCCTGGAATAAGTTTAGCAACAATAGAAACAATCTTTGGACCAATAATTTTTTTCACAGCAGCCATGATTACTTCTTTGGTTGCTTTAATACCTTTACCAATTTTACCAGTTACTTTGCCAACTAAGCTTGTTTCTTTTGCGGCTATTTTTTCCGCTTCCTTAGCAGCAATTGCAGCTTCCTCAGCTTCTTTAAGTTCAGCAGCTGTTTTTGTTCCCTCACCTTTAGGAACATGTTCTTCTTTTATTGGTTCTTTTACTGGTTCTTTCAGATTTTTTCTTTTAAATGGATTACCAATTAGATCGCCTGTATCTAATATTCCACCCCCATCTTGTTTTTTCATGTTTTTAATAGCGGCGACAAGTTGTTCTATGGCATCGTTTTGTTGCTTTTGAACTTCTATGTTTTGTTCCAGTAGCTTATTTGTTACTGTAACACTAGCATCAAACGCCATAAGCGCATCAAAATCAGTTTCTATATTTTTCTTACCAGTCAGCTCTCTATAAACACTTCTGATTTTACTTGGAGCAGAATACACACTAGGAAACATATTTTTAAGTGCAGCTTTACCGAGCATCAATCCTGCTCTACCTGCAACTTTTGCTGATGTTTTAAGTATTGTACCGATCACACTCATTAGTAGCGTCTTCTTCTATTTTGCATTATAGAATGCGCTGCTCTTTGTTCGCCTGTTACAGCAGCAATAGCAAGATACGGTAATAACGCTGCGATTCTAAAAACTAAGTTACCGCCTGGATCAGAAGGTTGAGGCGAATGGCTTTCAACTCGGCGCGGATGTGGTTTTGCATTTGAATCTTTGTTCGCTTTTGGTGTTGGAGGATTAGGCGTTTTTCCAGTGACGTCAAAATAACCTTTTTCTTCAAATTGACCCCCAGAAGCTGGTGTAATTCCAGCAGCTGGTTTTGCTGGCGCTTTGTCAACCATTTGATTAGGGGATGATATAATGTCACCAGCTTTGGCAGGAACAAACTTTGCTCCGCCAGTATCATTCTTTTCCCATCTACCTTGTTCGCCTTTGTATGTTTGTAAGTCAGTCGCTTTAACGAACTTAACACCACCCTGACCATTTGGTTCCCATGAGCCGAACTCGCCTTTATATTGACTTAATCGGCTACCAGAAGCTGGAGCAGTAGGAGCTGGTGCATTTGTAGTCGCTGTTGGTTTTGATTCTGGAGCTGCTTGCGGAGCTGTTTGTGGTTTTGCTTGCTGTTGACTTTCGTCAACTTTCAAAACACCAAGCATACCAAGACGATTGGCTGTATCTTGTTCTGGTCTAGCAGGAGCTTCAAAGTTTTTAACAACAGAATACATTCTTTGCGAATCACTAAGCTCTTCATTAGTTAGATCAGAATACGCTTTCTTATAATATGTTTTCAATTCCCAAGCGAAAGCTTTTGCCTGTTCAGCAACAGTCATTTCGTTTGGCATTTTACCGAATTGTTTTGCTATTCTTGCTGCACGAGCATCATCCCATGAAGCAATACCATGAGCTTTCTGATATGGATTACTACGAGATGGATCAGCATGAACATCGCCAGGTCTAGAAAGAGCTTCGCCCGATAAATTGGCAACAGCGATTCTAGCAGCTTTTTCTGATAAGCCTTCTGCTCTTAATGCCTGATACGCTTCTTGTTGATTGGCTGCTAATCCTTTTGATGGCACACGTTGACTTGTAGCCTGTATGTTTGTCATCGGTGCATTTTGCAGCTGCATTGTTTGCGGTTGACCGCGCTGCTGACCAATTTGTGGCAGAGGTCCAGTTCCAGGAGCGTTTTGTAATGTTGGATGATCACCACCATAATTGCCAGCACCACTGCCAGCGCCGCCACCAAACCCAGCTCCAGTAGCGCCTTGTCCTTGCGTCTGTTGCTGGTTCTGTTGTTTTGATTCAATTGTTAATGTTTGAACATCAAACGAAAGCTTATCAGAGTTGAATCTGATCTCATCAGCTTTAATCGTAAGGATATCTTCAGCTTTTGTTTGCTTTGTTTTCGCAGCTGCAACAGCTGCTGTTTCTTTACTAGCTGCGATGCTACCACCAGCTGGTGCTAATGGTGCACCCTTTGTTCCTGTTGCTGGAACAGCAGTGGAAGCTGCCATAGCAGCTGCTGGAGCAACTGCAGCTGCAGTTGGTGTTGTTGTTTGAGCTGGTTTATTCTTTGGATCAGCTGTGTTCAGTTCTGGGTGCATAATGTATGCGCCCATCGCTGCATCTGGATCCATAGCACCAAGCATGTTAACGCCAGAAGCTTCAGATGAATTCATTGCTTCGGCTAATTGTTTTCCTTGCTCGCCTTGAGCTGACTTAGTAGCGCTGTATGATAATGCACCACCAATGGCAGCAATACCACCACCCAATGCTCCAAGAACAGCTGTTGATTCGCCAACAAGTGGAGCTGCTTTTAATGGATTGGCACTCTTTGGGCGTCTAAAGAAATCTAGTGGATTTCCACCAAATCCTGATCCGCTGTTTCTAGCAATTCTTGCAACCGATTCAGCAATTTGCGTAAGTAGTGTTGCCGAACGTTCTTGTATAGAAACAAGATCACGAATTAAATCGTTATTATCTTTTAAATTGTCATTGATGGTTGTAAATTGAAGGCGACGTTCAGTTCTTTCGCGTTTCTTTTCAGCTTCTTCTTTTTCGGTTGTTTCTTTCCAGAACTTACGTAATGCCTCAACATTTTCGTAGGCAGTAGGAAATGCTTTTCTAAGAACAGCCTTACCTAGTTTCTTACCGATTGATTTACGTGGACCTGCAGCTTCGGCTATTTCCTCTTCTGCAGGTTCTGCTGCAAATGGAGGATTGATGTCAACTTTCTTTTTTGGAGGAGTTACGTTAACAGCTTCAGCTTTGACTTGTTGTGGGAATATTTTTTCAAGCTTTTTGTTCCAGCCGTCACCGACATACTGACCTGCAGAATCAGTAAATTTACCTTCAGGGTTTCTGAAGTATTCGACACCGCCGATTGCACCCGCAAATGGTTGGCCAACTTTATTCTTTTTTTGTTTAGCCATTAATTAGCCTGTTGTTTTTGTCTTTCTTCTTGTTCTCGCAAATACCCCACTAACATTTCAACATATATGTCACGTTCGAACACAATCCAGCTTTCTATTTCCGATATAGCATATTTATGGTGCTGAGCCAAAGAGAAATTCGTTTGATAGTAATTCTCTAGGGTATTGTGACTCAGCGCAAGGTAAAAAAATCGGATAGCGTTTTCAGCTCAATAGCTCTTTCATTACCATTTGAATTGGTATATTCAAGCTTATAATAAAGCGAGGGAAGATTGAGCATAAACTCTCTGATCTTCTCAAAGCTTGGAATATCGACGAGCTCAAGGAATTCAAGGATAGCATCTTCATCAAAGTCCTTGCCTTCATATACGTTTTCAGCATCATAGATCTGATCAATACAACGAACAACAAGGCGATAAAATGTTTCTTCGCCTTCAGCTTTAAGGAATGTCTTATCGGAATAGATCTCAGATGATGGATATTTCATAATGATGCCAGAGGTATCGGTGATCTTAATTGTTTTGTCAATGTTCTCTGGGAACTTTACATCGACATTTCCAAGATCAACTTCAAAGTCATAGCTCTTATTGTCTTCGAGATCACGATATGATACATTGATCTTATCGCCGATTGAAAAGCCACGCAACTTAACAAACAAATACTCGAGCGCGTATAGCGGGAGTTTATCGATATCCAGCGTAGGATCTAAGCTGCAGTTTGTAACAACTTGTTTAATAGCCTGAAGAATATCAGAATCATCTTCAGAAACCTTCGCCATCAACAAAAGCTTTTCTTCCTTAACCAACATCGGACGAAAGATATATTGTTTCTTTTCGGGTGGGATTGTAATGTTGATTGTAGGGTAATCAATTTTAGGTAGTGCCATAATTTACTCCAGTTATTATCCAAGGGATGCGTTGTTTTGTCCGTCTCCAAGCACCCATTCTCTAAAGGTGATTGTTGTTGTCAATTTAATTAGGTTATTGTTATCAGTCCAGCTCAATGCTGTATCGTTGATTGAAATAGGATATGCTTTTAAAAGTGTAGCCTGAATGTTTGGATTTCCTTCATTATCATAAACAGTTATTGTAATCGTAGCCGAGTAGTTGTCTTTATATTCGGCAGTGTAAAACGATCTTTTGTTACCACTGTTATTGATTGTTCCGTAAATATTGGAAGAGCTTTCCTCACCAGAAATACCGAAGATATAATTGAACCAAGTATACCAGAAGTTATATTGCAAACCATATCTGTCAACAAGGAATGTTAATGATACGTCTGTATAGTTGGCTGAGTAAGGCATTTTTTCCGAAACACCAACACCAAAACGATTGATGTCAGCTGTTCGCATTGTAAGTCCAGGTAACGAAGCATTGATACAACGATATTGCGTATCCTGTGTGCTTTCGTTTGTACCGACTGTTGAGCCATCTGCTCCCTGAATGCTGAGCTGACCGAAGTCGCCATCAAACGTAATTTGAACATCGTACTTGTTTGTTTGAAGCACGCCTGTATCGGCGATGTAGGATTGAAAGTCTAATATATTAAATGCCATCTTACACCATTGATAGAGAGTCTTTAAAGACTTTTTGTTTGCTTGCGCCTTGGAAGTTTTCAGTCGGTAACATCAAAGCAAAGTCCCATTCGTCTGGCGAAATATAAATGAAAGGCGATCCAACCTGACTGAACAAATACTTCTTTACGCATGGTTTAAACCATTTAAAACGACCAGCACCTTTCAATATATGATATGACATTTTTAACAATGTCGTTTGATCATACTTTTGATTATTTATCAGCGTATAGAGAGCGTCCATCAGCAGAGCTCTTGTCTTTGGTGGTAGATAATGTAAGTTGATACCAAGGAAGCTGTCACCATAAAACTCTATAGGAAATATGAGAGGAAACGCATCGAAATAAGGCAAGTTCTTCGTTTTGGCATCATAAACGAACATATACATTTTGCCGATGCTCTTTTCAGTAAGCATCTGTTGGCGTTTGAACGGCATATTCTGCCCGAGTATTTGCTGGCGATCGACTTTCTTAACCGATAAAGCTTGTTTGCGAAACCAGTCAATGGCTTCTTTTGTACCTGTTTTAAGGTCATTTGCCGAAGCTTGCGCTAGCGTATCTGCGAAAAGTGATGCCATTAAAATTTCAACCCTAACTCTTTTTCAGTAAATATCTGAAACTTCCAGCCTCGATCTTTACAGTATTCAGTAGCAGCTTTCCACTTTGCCTCATTAACACCCCAAGTCATAACTTCCTGAATATAGCGTTTATTCTTTTTGCCTTCAGTAAGCACTGGCGGGCGAGTTTGCGAAGCTGGTTTTACTTCGATCAGTGTGGTTTCTTTAATCCCTTGTTTATTTATAGTGGTTACGATAAAGTCAACAAAGTACCTGTGGACTCTGCCATCTATTGGAGAACGATAAGGTATGACAACTTCTTCCGACCCCCAGCTTATAACATCTGGATGTTCGTCTAATTTGCTCATCAACAAGGATTCCCATCGAGAGCGATAAATAATATTCGAGGGATTGCCCTTGTATTTGGCGGGATTTCTTGGTTTGAAATATCCTTTATAAGTATTCATGACACCCAATAAATAGTAAAAAGATATTTAGTAAGGAATGTAAATGCCAGCAACTTACAACGCTGATCCTCAAAACAAACCAACATCATCTACGGCGACTCAGGCAAAAGCTTTGCCAGCAGGTCAGTATTCAACAAACAATCCTGTTGGAGCTGTTCCAGCTGCTGGTTCTAATTTGGCATTCCCATACGACTTACAGAAACAACCATTTTGGATGTCGTTTTCCTTCTATCAGTATAACATGCCTTCACTTACACAGCAGAATGTTTATTATGCTGATCAAGGAACTATCCGTCTGCCTTTGCCAAATGGTATGGTTGACAGCCAACAAGTTCAATACGATATAGAAAATCTTTCGCTTTTATCTGGTGCTGCTATCAATCAGCTGCAGCAGGGTAATGTTAAAACAGCTGCTGGTCTTGGAGTTGGATCTGCTCTGTTTAGTGGCGCTCTTTCTAAAGCTGCTTCAACGCCAGAGGCTGCTGCTTTTGGCGCATTAAATGGTGTGGCTGCTAATCCGTTTCTTACTGTTATGTTTAAACAGCCTGCATTTAAGAAGCATGCGCTCGAGTGGAAACTTACGCCAAGCAACGAACAGGAATCGTTACAGCTCAACGCTATCATTAATACGTTTAGAGCAAATATGTTGCCCGATGTCGACAATGCTCTTGGTGGTTCTTTGCTTACCTATCCTAACATTGTACAAATTCAAGTCAGCGTTAACGACCCAAATTATTTTACATACGTATTTAAGCCAGCTGTTGTTGAAAGTTTTGATGTTAACTTTGCTCCATCTGGTCAGCCATCGTTCTTTGGTTCATCAGCTTCACCAGCTCCAACTGAAGTTCAAATCCGTTTAGGAATTATGGAAATTGAATACTGGCTGTCGAGCGATTATGGTTTGCAAGGCAATCAAGTATCGCTTCAGTCTTTGGGTTCTGGCTTCCTTAATCTAGTCAAGTCAGCATTTTAGTGGATAACTTTTAATGGCATACGAAACATACTTTAAAAACTTCAATCAGATTCAGTATGGTAATAGTACATCCAATGTTGCTATTGTCGATATTACTGAACGAGTTGTTGCGCTTACAAATGTCGAAAAGAATCCATATATCTTTTATCCTCAAGATATTACATCAGGTAAAAGAGCTGATCAAGTTGCCTACGAAAATTTCAAAGATCCATTTTCGAGCTGGGTTCTTTATCTTACCAATGATATTATCGATCCATATTATGACTGGTATCTAGATCAAGATCAATTCAATTTTTTCATCAATACGAAATATGGCTCGATCGCCAATGCTATGACGACTGTTGCTTTCTGGAGAAACAACTGGGTTGATCAACCAGCTCTGACAGTTGCAGCGTATAATGCATTACCAGCCAATTTGGTTAAGTATTGGCAGCCAGTTTATAACGGAACAAGCATCATAAGTTATACAAGAACACAATCTGACTGGATTATGAACACAAATCAGATTGTTTATTATAACACAACTGCAGATACATCGGCGCTTATTCCGAATGAAGTTGTTAATCTAAATGGTAATGGTCAGGCGCAATTCATTCAGGCTAACTCTGGACTTTTAGCCGTTCAACATACTTTCGGTAACACAACTATTACTGGCGGTTATATCTACGGTACACAGTCTGGCGCTAACATTGCGATTACTTCTACCAATACTGTTGTTCAAGTTATACCACTGAGCGAAGAAGCATATTGGTCGCCAGTTTATAACTACGATATGGAAAACGAAAAGAATCAGGGTAACAGAACTATCCGTGTTATGCAGCCACAATACGTTCCACAATTCATTAAAAACTTTAAAGCAGATTTGAGTACTACATAATGGCAGCTCATAATCCAGGCGATATTCTAATTGATGATCTAACTATTAACTCGCCAAGATCTGGTTCTTGGCAAGCAGCTGGCAATTTTCTCAGTTTTGATATATTCGAGTCAATGTTTGCTCCAGCTGTTTTAGGAACAATTGAAGTCCTTGATGATAAGGATTATCTTGGTACTCTTAAAATAACTGGCGATGAAACAGTTAGCCTGTCATTCCGTAATCCTAATGGGACTAGCGTTTCCTATCAATTCCATTTGAATCAGGTTCAGGATGTTGGCATTGAAGGCGCAATGAAATCTAAAACATACAAGCTTGAAGTTGTATCCAGAGAAGCATTGACGGGTCAGGGTAATCAGGTTCAGAAAGCTTACAATACGACAATCGATCAGATCGTAGCCGACTTACACAAAAACTTTCATAACAGTCAGTTGCCTATCTTTACAGAGCCTACAAAGGGTAATCGTAAGTTCGTTGTACCAAACCAGCCATCTTACCATGCTATCGAAAACCTACGTAAAGAAGCTGTGTCAGCTCAGAACAAAGGTTCAAATTATATGTTCTGGCAAACATGGCGTGGCTTTTATTTTCAATCGCTCGAATACATGCTTCAACAGGGTGATGTTAAAACATTTAAACAGGATAATACCATCGGTCATTATCTCGGTAATGTTGTTGATAACAATATCCTTGCTTGGCAGGTCAAACAGAATATGGATGCTATGAATCGTATTCATGCGGGCGTGATCAATCAGCGTGTTACAACGTATGACCCACACACTCATAAATATGTCAGTAATGATTTTAAAATACAGCAAAATGAATTAACCAATCTTGGCGCTGGTTTGATTACAACTCTTTCTTCGTTCTTATCTTTGTTTCCTAATGCAAACAGAACAGTGCATAGAGTTGTTAATCCTAATCAGGCTATTAATGTTGGTAAGAGTTTTGTTCCTGCTTCAATTCCATACAAACAGTTGAATATGGCAGCGATGCAAGAACAGATGATGCAAATGACTGCGATCGGAGATCCTACTCTAGAGCCTGGGAAAACGATTACAGCAAATGTTCCAAAAATTACTGGCGAGACTGGTACAACGCAATCTGAACCACAAGTAAGCGGAAGATGGTTAATTTCTAAAGTTCATCATGAAGTTAGACGACCGCAAGTTAGACCTAGATGGGTCAGTAACTTAGAGTGTTTAAAAGGTGCATATCAGGAGGGTGTATAATGTCAGAGAGTTCTCTTGGTTCTCATATGGAAATGTTCACGGCAGAAGTTCGTGATATTCAAGATCCCGATGGCGGAGCTGGTAAAGTAAAATTGATGGTTCATGGTCATCACAACGTTGGCGATACGCCGATTGAAGATAAAGATTTGCCATGGGGACATTGCGTAATGAATAATTCGCCATCGTTGAATGGTATTGGCGAATCGGTTAATTATCATCCAGGAAGTACAGTGATTGGTTTCTGGTTAGACCCGCATACAAAACAAATACCAATTATTCTTGGTTCGCTGCATCGTTCAGCTCTACCAGATTATAAAGGCTGATATAAATGGCTGGTGTAACATATAATAGTTCTGGACAAGTATCATTTCCTAACGCTCCTGCTGGTTCAGCGCTTCCAGGAGCGCCAGCTGCTACGACTCAAACCAATCCTTATGCTGATGCTGCAGCTTCAAATTTTGGGTTTGGTTCGGCTGCTCCGCCTTCTTCAACTCCTGCGGCAGTAGACAAAGCAGAAGGTGATGGTAATCCTGCCAATAAAGATCCATCTGATTATGGCGTTTGTACAACATTAGATGGAACAGTTAATAAAGGTGGTGCTGTTAACTTAGATGATGGTGCGCCGAATCTACCTACAAACTTTGCTGATTTTAAAAGTTTTGTGAATAGCAACAGACCATTAAAAGAATATGGCTTAAACACAAGTGTTGGACGTCAATCTACTTCAAAAATAAATCCTAATGCAAGCTCGGTTGACAATGCTCAAAAGAATAAAAAAGATCAAGGATTAGATCAGTCGCATCCTACAGCTGGTTCACAAGATCCATCACAAGCAATTCATGATGCTATTCTTGCCGCTGATCCTAGCGCGAATGCAGCTATCTTTTTAAAGAAAGCATTACAATCAATGGTAATGTTAAGAATGATGGATAAGCTTACTAGCCCTGCAGG